AGTTATTCAAAAACGGGCATAATTTTGCCTTCCTTTATTTAAAGGAGTGTTTGAGATTAACTATTAATTTCATCGCTGGTACCCCAGAGACGGTTTGACCTGGAAAAGGGATAATCGTAGCTAGGGATCATCGTGGATTGCCAATGATCATTGATTCTACCACTCGTCAATTATTTGTTGAGTGAAAGAAACATAGATTACTGGTAACCGCATATTTGACCCTAATCTCTGTGTTCCGAGTATTCCCTACTAAAGTAGCTCCGAAACTGGATACGATTGTATCCGAGTTTACAGGCCTGTCAAGATCTTTAGATCCGACAACCCTGAGAGCTGCAATAATAGATTTACTCGGTAAGAGATTTGAGATAAACATGGCCAAACCAACTCTAATCAAGCTTGAAAAAGCTCACCCTAATGGGACTAAGTCCTCTTGGGGTGCATCGCTCGATGCCCTTGGGTTTTGATATGATCTTAATCGCGTTCGCGCGATGTGAGAATATCATAAACTTGTTGGAGATCGTCGATATTGTTTTTGAGTTATTGCCCTAATGCTTCTTGGTTATCCATTAATGCTTATTTTTAAGTATTGTTGGACATTACCGAGATTGCATATGGGAAGGTTAGGTGTTGTTTACGATCAGGCAGGGAAGGCTCGAGTAATTGGTATTACCAATTACTGGATCCAACTCAGCCTGAAGCCGCTACATGATTCAATCTTTAGATTACTGAAGAAAATTGATTCAGACGGTACTTTTGACCAAACTCGGAAGCTTTTTGAGCTTACGAAGATTGGAAAGAAGTTCCACTGTTTCGATTTATCAGCAGCAACTGACAGATTGCCTATTGATATCCAGAGGGACATCCTGAATATATTAAAGCCTGATCTTGGAAATCGGTGGGCAGATCTTTTAGATCTACCCTGATTTTACAAGGATCAAGTATATAAATATTCAGTTGGTCAACCGATGGGTGCCTATTCATCGTGAGCTATGCTAGCTATTACACATCATGTGATAGTGAAAGTAGCCGCGCTTAGAGTAGGTATTAAGAAGTTCACAGATTATTGTGTACTTGGGGATGACATTATCATTTGCAATGATGATGTCGCACCTGCTTACTTGTCGATAATGGAAACTCTTGGAGTTTCTATTAACTTATCCAAATCAGTAGTGTCTAATGACATTGCTGAATTTGCTAAGCGGTGAGTGGGTCCCGACATAGATATAACTCCTATTGGACCTGGGTTGATACTCAGGTACATTAGAAGTCCATATTATGTTGGGGCAGTACTTAATGAATGTGTCCGACTTAAAATCATAGACAATTTCCCAAAGTTGTTGATGATGGTAAAATCTTGTCCTGTTAAGGACCAGATGTTAGCCATATGGTCTACTGTTGGATTAGGTAGTTACTGGGTGAAGATGTATGGGGATACAAATAATGTAATCTCATACGCTTTATCTTCGTGTAACAATCCTGACCTTTTCCGATATTCACTATACGAAGCGTTGTCTCAGCTTCGCCTAGATGAATGACGGAACAGTAATAAGAAACTTATCGAAGAAGATAGTTTTGCGGCATATAATTACCACAAAATTTTCTCCTCTAACAAGTGACCACTCATAGTCATCGAGCTATGTCTTAAGTTGGTGGGGCCGGGACCTTGAATCTACGCTTCTCATTTCGAGAAAACGTACAAATCATTTGAATCTTATCCTAAACCTGGATCTGGTTCATTTGACGATATCAAGGATCTCGCTCATTCTCTTGAAGAGATCAATACATCTAGTATTGATTGAACTCAGAGAAAGAAGGTCAAATCATGTAAGGAAAGCATTAAAAAGCTTAACTTCTATTTCGAAAGAGCTAGAAGTGAGAGCGAAATAATGTTTTCTCCTCATGATTCATTTTACTAAACTCGTGACCACGAGCTTCGAACACACAAGAAATTGTGTGCTTCCAGCAGTATCCGAATTTGTAACAACGTAATTCCATTAGTCTTATAAACTAACGTCTAACACCCAAGGATATGGGATGTTAGGATCGGAGTTAAGGTCGCAAAACCCTTGGTATAGGTTTGCGTTCCCGACTAAGATCATTAAGATGAACAAATTACTGAATTACTTCAGTATAGATACTTGCTGGTTTCGCCGCGGAAGTCACTAATAGTAGTAACAATCTACTCCGGGTTCCATAATCTTCTTAAGTGAGGAGGGGGGTTCCCGATGCCTG